TCATTTTATTATTTTTATTGTCATTTTAGTCCAATATTATTAATAATATGATAATTTCAATTTTTATTGATAAAATAAAATAACTTAAAATTCATTGCGTCGCATAAATTAAAATATTTATGTGGACATATAAATATGAATTATTCGTCTATTATCATTAATTGGGACAATAAATCGAAAGAAAATGTTGACGCTCTTAAATCTAAAGCGTTAAAATTAATTCCAAATTGGGACTGGGATAAAAATGTATTGTACGTTATACCACATGTTGTTACGGATGAATATATTATAACAACATGCGGTTTTAATAAATGCAAACAATGTATAATAACACATATACGAATGAATTTACAGTGAAAGATAAATATTATAGAGGTTTATTACCAGACCCGTTATTTATACACAAATCATTTACCATAAACATAAATAATAAGGATATATCATATTTAATATTTGCAAAAATAACTGGACATCATTTTTTGCATTGTATGACTATGAATCAAACGTACGATTTTGTGTATAATTCAAGTGATGATTGGTTTAAATCAATCGAATATATCGAATCGAATCGAATAAATTATATAGCACATGTGATAATATATTTGCAAAAAAACAATGTCACTATATTTTTTCTGGAGAACAAATAATTGGCGACCGTTATAAATATTGGTATTTCGGAAAATGGAAAGAACACATTGATTTAGAAATTAAGTCTAATTATGATTTTGAATATGATTGTGAACACATGACACGATGGTGGAATAAACTTGGAACAATATATTATGATCAAAAATATGAAAAAGATGAATTGATGTGTTTTGACAAATTTAAAGATATAATTAAATATTATCCGTTCAATTATTTTAAATGTGATAATTGTTTAAAAAATATTAATCCATCCGAAACATTTTTTTTGTATATATAACGTATTTAATAATTTGTGTAGTGATTGTCATACATGTGGTGAACATAAATTTAAAAATAATATATTTAAATTAATTGACAACGATATTTATAAATCAATGTTTGTTTTGCATAGCGAATCATTAAATTATAAATAACAAAAACTTATATTTAACATCGATATGTATAAACATATAAACATTATTTTTTTATTATAACCATATGGATTATTCATTTATTATTAACAATTGGGACGATACAACGAATGAAAACGTTAACATACTAAAATCTAAAGTATATGAGTTAATATTGAGTTGGACTGATGAAATGTTGATGGTAATACCGCATACAATTGAAGGCGAATATATTATTGCAAATAATAATTGTCGTAATTATTCAATCATATATAATACAAATACTAATAGTTTCACAATAAAAAACATATATTATGTATATATGTTGCCGGACTCAACATATATACATAAATCATTTGTCATAAAAGAAAATGATGTCAATATATCGCATGTAACATTTGGAAGAATAACTGGTTTACATTTTGTGCATATACTGACAAAATATACGTCCACTTCTATTTCACATGAATTCATATATGATTCAGAAGATAGCTGGAATAAATCAATTGAATTAATTGAATCAACCGAAATATATGAAATATATGATAATGCATTAGCTAATGATATGTGTTCATACATATTTTGTGGTGATGATAAAATTGATGAACGTCGCAATTATTGGTATTTAGGTAAATGGAAAGAATATACTGAATTAGGTATTAAATCTGATTTTGATTCAGTACAAGCATCAACATGGGTCAAAACGTTTGGAATAAAATATAATATCGAAAAATATGAAAAATATGAATTATTATGTTTTGATGAATTCAAAGATATAATTCAATATTATCCGTTTATTGATTTTACGTGTGACAATTGTTCAAAAAATATCAATATATCTGAAACATTTTTTTGTATCAATAACGCATTTAATAATTTGTGTATTGATTGTCATACATGTGGAGAACATAAATTTAAAAATAATATATTTAAATTAATTGACAACGATATTTATAAATCAATGTTTGTTTTACATAGCAAGACGTTAAAAAATACTTCATAAAGCGGATGATTAAAAATCCATAAATTAATTTTAAATCAACTGCAAAAAACATAAAAACTAAAATGTACGATATATGTTTTGGTGCGCCACATTATAATAAAAAAGTAAAAAATAATCACTCATTGATAACAAAAAAAAATTAAAATGTGTGCAAAATGATAAAAAATTAAACATAAATGTGGTGACGGTCGTTATAATTTAAATAATAAAATAACATCATCAAATACATATGTTGCAAATTTAAACTAAAAATATTATTTTAAATTCTTTTATTCAATGACACTGTTTGATAATAATCAGATTTCATTTCAAGAATATCAGTCACGGTATCTAAATTATGTGAATATTCTGTCGATGACCTCAAACGATTATTTGAAACAGCTGCAAAATGAATGTGCAAGTGATAATATGTTGGCGAATAATGCACATACATTTTAATCATCGATTCATCTAAATCGTATGATTCTTTTATCGTGGAAAGAGCTTTTATTTTTATATATTTTAATAATTCAACATGTTTACCCGTTAAATCTCTCAACGAATGCAACGATGTATCTATCGCAAATACGAGCACATGCATTTTTGTTAAGTCGCGTCCATTCCATGAATAATTTGGAATTATCAATATTTGTTCATCCTGAAATAATATTAGGTCGTGTTCTTTTTTTCCATGCAAAATATCATATATCCAACTTTCTCGTTTAAAATCATGTGCCGATATGAATTGCAAATATTCAGCATATGATTCTTTTGATAACATAGGGTGTGGTTTGTCTTGAACCGATGCGCTTAATGACGTTAGTGTTTTAGGAGTAGATACGTGTTGATTATTTTTTGGAGATGCACTTAATGACATAACCGATTTAGGTGTCGTTTGTGGAGATGCACATGATGACATAATTGGATCAGTCGATTTAGTTGACAGCTTAACTAAACTTATAGATGGTTTAAATGATACTGTGCGTGATTTTTGTTGGCATTGTTTAGTTTTAGATGATGTGCCTGACATTGTATATAACCATAATTAATGAACTATAATTGTTGTTGATGTTATCAATAAGTTATAATATTCAATTTTTAACGTTTTGATGATTTTTTTAATGTTTTTGTTGATGGTTTTAATACATCATTATGTTGACAATATGCTTGGCAACCATATTTACATTGAGTTTGTTTTCCTTTTATTGGTTTAGGTAATGCTGCTTCATTATCAAAAAAAGACGGATTCTCAAATCTGAAATTATCTTTTGCCTCAAGAGTTGTGTTTCTCGAAAAATCCCAAAAAATATTATCTTGTGGATTTTGTGGCAAATTTTCAAAACGATTAATTGCCATTCCTCGATATGTTGATGCCGGATCAGTCAATCGTGTTTGTGTTGCATTTAAAAAATCACCGCAAATACGTGGATGTTGAAATTTAAAATCAGAAATGCCGATGCTATTAATCTGATCACGTCTACTTTGAGATGCCTTTACATTTCTGTTTGATAAAATGGAATCAATATCTACATTATTTTGCGAAATTGGTGTTTTTAAGCCGTATGCAGTGCTCACTCCATAACCTTGATATCCTGATCGAGGTCCTAAAGTTGATAAACATGCATCACAATTCGTATTATATTGTTCATTTACTCTGTATAACATTGGTCCGGTGCTTTCTTCTATTTTGTCTTCGTAGACACCTGTATCATATGGCATGCGAGACGAATATCCAGCGTTCATTATATATATAATCATTATAAATTAAATTAATTATTTACTTTATTATAAATTAATTAAAATACATCATTTATAATGTTTAACATAAAATTTAATATTTTAATCGACACCTAACATATCAATATTATTATTATCATTAACATTTTGTGTTTGTTTTTGTACCATGTCTTTTACTTTCGCATTATATTCATCTATTTCATTAATATACATTTGTGAAGCATTTGGATTATATGGATCATCCGGATTTGGATTGACAAGTAAAGATGATATTGATGATATAACTGACAATATATTTAATACAGGACTCCATGCATTTTTTAAAATATCTATGCATATTTCGCCTTTAGTGCTGATATTTGGATGAAAAATTTCGGTTTGAAAATACACAATTGGTGGAGAAAATGGATATTCTTTCGGTATCGATATGTGCAATTTATATTTGCCGTTTTCATATGGACTTCCCAAAGGTCCATTTAAAGTCATATTCCATTCACAATTATTATCTTCATGTGTTTGTTTTATTACAAAATAGTCACTTTTTGCACTTAATAAATCTGCTGATTCTTTATGCAATCGTTTATCGCGCGATAGAGACATTATTTATTATATTGTTAATTCAATATATTGTTAATTTTACTAAAACACAGGTCGGCATATTAACCATTTATAATTTCAATTTTTTAGTTATAATATGATACATAAAAAAAATCATCTAAATATGCGAAGATATAACGTTTAAAATTACATCAACTGATTCATTTGAATGTACTTCACATAGATATTTTAATTTTGCTGGTGATATTTTTCTGTCAGGAATTAAATCTATTTGCTTTTGTGATAATTTAATATCAAAATGTGCATCAATAAGCGATATAACATCACATTGTCTTAAAAATGTAAAATATATTGGTGTTAAACGTAATGCTCTTGTTAATGGGAGAGGTAAATTATCTAAATTATTTGTCAATCCAGTAAAAATAATACCATCATAGTTACATATGCCATCTAATGCTGACAATATATTGCTTAAATTTAAAGTATCAAATGATGAGCCTGTTGGTTTTATTGTATTTGAATTTAATAAAGAAGGCGATTTTATTTTATCAGCCAACAAATCAATCATATTGTCTTGCTTTATTATTTCATCTAACGCGTTATTTTGACGCTGCAAATTATTTCCAGTAATCTTTGCCATTCCAATGTCAATTTCGTCGAACATTATTATAATTTCATTTTTATCAAATTCAACGCCTTCAATTTTTGATAAATTCATGAGCTGATAAAATTCTGAATTATATTGCAAAACATTAAAATCAATATCAATAATGTGCCTATTATCATATAATGCCATTGCCGTTATCGTTGCATTTTTACCACATCCAGGTTCACCATGAAATAAATAAGATTTTTTTCTCCTCATTCCTGTTTTTTTATAATATTCTAAATTTTTCAACCTATCTATATTAGTTTTTATTATATCGGTATGTTCATTATGTATCGAATTAAATGATTCGTGTAGTGGCTTATTTTTACTGCTTAATATACTTTTTATAAATTTTAATTCGCCGTTAACTTTTCCTAAATATTTAAAATAATATATAATTTTATTATTTCTTTTTTCTTCGTTGTTATATGCATCAAATTCACTGACACATTCATCAACAAATTTATTTAAATCAATATCATTTGATTTAAGAATGAAAGTCGTGTGTATATAAGTTGATTCAGATGTTATTTTTTCATTTGACACAATATTTATAGCAACATCATTGTGAATTATATTTTCCGTTACGTTGATCACTTTCAATGTTTTACCATTGTCATCATCCATTAATTTGAAATTTTTCATTAAATTATATTTATCTAAAATAAACATCATAGCATAAAAAGTTTTAGAATAATTTACATTTAAATATTTATTGTTGTTATATTTAACGTAACATTGTCTTATAAATCCACTTATTTTTATAGTTTTTTTATGTTTAAAAATAGATATGTCATTTTTATAAAAAATTGTGCAAGAATTTATGAATTTTTGCAGGTCGTGTGTTTCTGATGATAATATATACGTGACAATATTATCGTGTCTATTTATGGTTATAAAAATGTCATCATCTAATTTAATATTTTTACAATTTTTTAGTGAAAAAATATTTTTATTATCATCTTCATATGATTCTACCATAGTAATAGATTTTTCAGATTCGGTTTTTTCATCTATGTCATCAGGATTCCCATATCCTTTTGAAACATATGTGCGTGGTTCATCATCTTTTTTTTTATTCAACACTAAAAGTTTATTAAAATTATATTTATTTATTAAAATATATGTCACATAAATCATAGTTTCAGGATAGTCAATTGATAATCCATCAGGTTCATTTCCAATCAACGATATTGTGTATTTTTTATCGTCACCATGTAAACACATAGAATTTTTTATTATTTCACTTATATTTTTATTATACGACTTCAATATAATTTTAATTTGTTCTTTTTCATGAACTACATCAACATATAAATCATTTTCTAATTCAAAATCTAAAATATTGTCAACTATTGCATCATTATTTTGAACATATTTTAATGTTTTGAATTTATATTTTTCAATGAGCAATGAATTAATCGCATTAAATTTATCAGAATATTCTAATGAACATGCGCCGTCTTTATTTTTTATATGACATATAAATGTTGATATATTTGGTTTTTTGAATATTTTTGATATATTTATCATAGGAAGTTTATAATAAGATATAACCGCACAACTTGACATAAATATTATGACATACATTGAAATATCATCTGTGACATATTTTGTTATATATTTAATGAATCCCGTTATTATCATATTAATTGCCATAGAATATTCATTACCCAGTGACATATTTTTTACTATGTCATTGCTCCACACAAAAGAAAGCGAATTGGCAGCCGATAGTAAAACTTCAGCAAACATAATTAAATTATAATATTTTATTAATTATTTTTCTATTTTATGTTGTATTTTGCTTTATATTTTCAATTTTTTATTAATCATTGCGTATTATTGTGTTTTATATGATGTCATTCAAATATATAATATATCAACAATGGAGTATTCAAATGATCGTCAATTTGAGAATTTTTCTAATTATCAAGATAATAACCATAATATAAATGTTGAACGCATATTGCTAGAACGCGGAACTTTATTTAATACAAAACCTGAATCCAATAAAAATAAATATAATGATGAACATAATAATCGTTACAATAAAAATGATATAGATGATGTTAACAGTAATAGCATTAGCATTAATAATAATAATATTGTGGGTAGCGGCAATAATCATAGCAAAAAAAAATATATTAAAAATATGGGTGAAATAACTGGAGAAACATTTAACACATCAAATATAGAAAAAGGAATGCCTATAAGAAGTCGCATGATAACAAAAAAAACTCAACAATTATCAAATAATAGAAATCCTCAGCTAGATTTTGATGTGTATGATGACAATTTAGAAACAGCAGATGATAAAGTTAATTATAACGACCCAATGGAATCAAATATTAACATGGGTATGTCGACATTTTCTGATATATTTTCAAGCGCACAAAAATTATCACCATTAAGCGAAACAAATGAAATGTCAACATTAACATTATGTTCTCGCGGAATTAATAATTTTTCATCAATGTTCTTGCAACAAATACAATCACAAATGCGAACTAGTTTTTGTATTTCACCATTTTGTTTATATACATTTATGGCTGGAATATATATGTGTTCAAATGGCAACAGCCAAAAAAATATATGCAATTATATGTCTTTTCCGGATAAAAATATTTTACACGATGGTATTTATGAAATTGCCACATTAATTTCAAAATCGCGCGTTGGCATATTTAAAAATATTTATCTGTTGGGACCCGGATTTAACATCAATAACGAATGTTGTAAATATATGGATAATATCATTATTGTTGATCAAATTAATAAAGGAGCAGATAATAAATATAAAACAATAAATAAATGGATTAACGATATGACAGGAAACAATGTTGATTCTGTAATAAATGAATCAACATTATCAACAAAAAATATATCATCATTTGGAATTAACGTGTGTTACATTAAACCAAAATGGGAATTATGTTTCTTAAAAAAACATACATCCACAATAATTTTTAAAGGTTTATCACAACGTGACGTTCCTTCATTAAATATGTATAATCAACCGATGGCATATTATGCTGATAAATATAATCAATGCATTGAAATGAAATTTACAAATATAAATTTTGTATGCGGAATAATATTACCAAAAGTAATAGCTGCGCCAAATATTAATAATGATTACATAATTAATATATCGAATAAATTTTCATATGTACCAATGAAACATATTTGCATTCCTAAATTTAAACATCAAAATAAATTCAAATTAAAAAAATTATTAAAACAAAATTCTTCAGGTGATATTTTTTCAAATGTGCACCTATCTGAACTATTAACCGGAAATATTAAATCGACACGCATCGACGAAATTAATCACATTACGACATTTATTATGAGCGAAGGAGAAAATGCTCATCCAAATAAAATGTCAAATAAATCAACGCCTGAATGTAGAACTAATTTTATAGCGGACCATCCATTTTTCTATTATGTTAAATACATGCCATCAAATACAATAATATTGAATGGAGTTTTTTACTAATGATAATTATATTTTTATCAACAATTTTGTTTAGCAATAATATAATCGAATGAAATTTTAAATGTTTTATCTCCTACATTTAATATTGTATATACATCTTTAATATTTTTATCTGTCGGATAATTTCTTCCATATTTTGGATTAAAAAAAAATGTATAATCTTTGTGAATATCTTTCATCTCGAAATACATTGCATATTGTTTATCACATCTTAAAATTATCCTACAATAATGATCATCGAGTAATTCTACTTTAGTTATCTCATTTGTATTGTCATGTTCACTAACTTTCATATTAAAACATAAACTGCGAATATATGGAGAAACACAATTTATTGAATCTGTTGTCATCGCACTTAAATCACATTTGTCAAAGTCATCGTATAATATACTCATACCTTCCAATAATATTGAAGCCAAAATTTCAAATATAAATGACGCATCATTGATTTTATTATTTTCAGATAAAAACATACTGTATGAACATTCTTCTTTTGGTAAATCAGAAAATATTATTTCCGCAATTGTATCGGGATCTAATGTTTTAATTTCTTCACAATCACTCATTATTTTATTATTTTATTAAATCATAATGTTTTTATGTGTGATTATTGTTTTTTTATTTTTATATGATGTATAATATAATATTATGTATTTCGATAATTATCATCCATCTACTATTTGTAGCCCAAATTCATTATGTCCAAGATTGTTAGAATATATTAGAAAAAAAGAATCATATAACGACCTTAATATAAAACCATGTGTTTCGTTAGAACAAGAATTTCAAATATCTAAACATGATTTAAAAATAATTAAAAAATATTATAAAAATCAAAAAATAAATCAATCACATGGTTGGTCAAAGGATACATCATATTTGCAACAGCCATCAATCAACTCTGCTAATTTATTAGATGAACAGTTCCAAGGCGGTTTTTTAGAAGATACCATACAGGACCCAAAATTTGATGAATTATTTCAAAAATCAAAAAAAGATAAAGCAAAAAGAAACAAACAACGATCAGCTTCACGACGACAAACAGGTGACGATTTTATAATTCACGATTACGAAGATACAACATGTTATGATAGACATTTACAAAATACTGGAAATGCCGGATATTATAATAAATATGAACAAAACACGTATAATAAAATACCAAATATTAATTATCACAACATGCTTCCGAGTAGTCAATCATTGGATCAAAATAAATACGAACATTATAACAAAAAACATAACAATTCAATAAATAAAATTATTGGCGAATATGATGAATATGGAAAACAAATAACACCATTATTTGAGCAACAAGGAGAAATGGACACACAATATAAAATGAATTTTCCATCTTGTTCATCGAAAGGTAAAAAAAATATAGATTCATCAAAATACAAAGCTATGCCGTACATGGGTTGGGGTGACCAAGTTAGAGATATTGAAACTGAAAATGATTTAGTTCGTTGTATGAGTAACAGTAAAGCAAAATCATTTGGATATGATAATTTATTTGAGCATAATTTTGATTATATTTCTGATGACATACAAAACCCAGATCATGTTGTGTTGCCATTTCCAAGAGGTGGTGAAGACACAAGAAGATGGAATAAAGAATCTGCACAGACACAATATAGAGATATTTATTAAAATTAATGTCTAATTAAAAATATTTTTTAGTAAAATTATACAAAATATTTTTAGTGCATAAAAATATTTTTATATAGCCAGTATATATAAACAAATATGAATGTCGGAGGTTTTAATAGATTAATGTATGACGAATGTGCTTCACAGCAACGCATAAATGACAGCACGTCTCCTTATAATTACATGACATACGGTGGTGCTTACGAAAATTGCAAAAAGTGCACATATGACAATCAATTTTGGAGACCTTTCAATAACGAAGTCGTCGACAGAGAAAGTGAATTGTTAGGACTAGGACGTCCTGCAACAAAATGCAGTAAACTTAAATTTAGCCCTAATTGCGGAAAACCATCACCTCGATGCCGCAGCACATATGATAAGACTAATCCTGTGATATTTGACAGAGTGTGCAGCATTATAAACAGCAATATTCCTGTGCAAAAAAATCCGGGATATAAAATGCCATCGTCTAACATTTGCAAAAAATAAAATTTAGATTATTTATTAATTGATTATTTTTATGATTAATTAAATTTATTTGTCCGTACCTATTATTTGAATATTTGGATATAACTTTTTTATTATTTTTATGATTAATTAAATTTATTTGTCCGTACCTATTATTTGAATATTTGGATATAACTTTTTTATTATTTTTATTGTTTTTAATTCTTTTGTATCTATGATGACATAAACGGCATCATTTAATTTCGGTTCTGATTTAGTGAACACTTCTTGAAAAGTTGACATAATCCAAAAATCCATTTTTATTTTTTTCACTATTTTTAAACTTTGATAGTAGAGAGAATGCAAAATTTTGCTTAGTTTTGCATTCTCGTTAATTTTATATTTATTTGATGTTTCTATATTTCCAGAACTATGATTTTTATTTGTGTAAAATGATTTTCCAATCAGTATATCTTGATTAAATAAAATACCAACGCCATGTACTTTAGTAAAAGCGTTCAATTGTAATTTTGGTATGGCATTAAAAAAAACGTACGGTAATTTAACATCATATGGTACAATAACATTATTTACTATATTTCACTAAAATAAAAATTGATTTTTATAAAATATAAAACATAAAAATACATCATAAAAATTATATATAATATGACACTTTTATGGAATTCAAAAAATGAATCAAACTCAACGTATCTATTTGCGGAACCTATTAAATTTATTTTAAAACCATTAATTGCATGCTTTGATATAGATTCTACGATTATAAAAACAAAATCAGGAAAGAAATTTCCACAAAACAAAGATGATTGGGTATTCTTTAACGATAACGTTGTTGAAAAAATAACAAAATTAAAAAAAACACATTCAATCATATTTGTCACAAATCAGTCAGGACTAAAAACAGACGATAAAATCAACGATTGGCAAATAAAAATATCTAACGTATGTGATGCACTTAAGTGTAATGTTCGAGTGTATTGTTCAATTAATAAAGATATATTTAGAAAACCCCAACCAACATTTATAAACATTGTGAAAAAAGAATTACATAATAAATCGCTAGACGATAAATCATTTTATTGTGGCGACGCAGCAGGTAGACCAAATGATTTTAATGATACTGATTATAAATTTTCACTAAATTCAAATTTAAATTTTTACGTTCCCGAACAATTATTTGACACAAAAATATATGACGATAGTAATGTATGTGCCACATATGTATCTACTTCGAAAAAAAATAATATTAATAAACCTTTTATTCCGATAAATAATGGAAACGAAATGATTTTGATGGTTGGGTTTCCAGGTTCGGGAAAATCAAAATATGTCACCGAAAATATAATTCATCACGGATATGTGCGAATAAATCAAGATACATTAAAAACAAAACAAAAATGTTTAAAAGAAACGATAAATGCAACAAATAACAATAATAATATTGTTATCGATAATTTAAATGATAACGACAAAACGCGAAAAGAATATATCGACATTGCTAAAAAATATAATTATCGCGTCAGATGTTTAGTAATGACGACATCTAAACTTTTATCAATACATAATATGCTGCATAGAACATATGTTTCGAATGGACAAATCAACAGAATCCCTGATGTTGTTTATCATGTTATTGCAAAAAGATATGTGTGTCCTCAAAAATCTGAAAATATTGACGTCATAGAAAAAATACATTTTGTTAAACCAAATAATGATGTATATAATATGTATTTTAGTTGATTATTTTTTATTTTAATTATTTTAATGTGAATATAAAAAATCATCACCAAGTTGTAAATTATCGGGTGGAAAACATTTTGACGGATCCGTTTTACAGTTTCCCACGTCACCAAATAACCAATTACCGAAACCATCCATATCGTTAGGTACAGAAGTTGATGGTACAGTATAAAATTGTCTTTCTCCACCCCTTACATTAAATAAATCACTAACGTCTCTATACAAATCTTTATTAAAATTTTTATTGACTTCATCATTAACTGCACCATTTGTTTCGATGGTGTCATAACATGCTTCGTCAAATATCGTTCTATTTTCATCGTCTGAATTAAAATCTAAAATAGACGGATTCATAAATGGATTATCGACTGTTGACTTACGACATGTTTTAGTTGATACATTTGATGAATCATATAAATTCTTTGAATGTATTCCGTGTGGAGAACCTAAATGCATATGATTATCTGAATCGTAATAACCTGACTGAACTGACAAATTTCCTGGGTCAGTATCATGAATTTTATTCCTGTCACTGTCAACATATTGTTCAACAGTTTCCGTTTCATTATTATTTTTGTTTATTTTGTTCATCAAAATCGTCATAAATATTATAATTAAAGGTATTGTGCATATTGATAAGCTGGCATCAAACAATATCAATATAATCAACATATATATACTCAATCGAGTTATTGCATTTAATTGTTCTGTACGTGTCATTATTTTTGACGGCAAAAAATCAAGATAATTATCATTTTCGTATAAAATTTTAATATCATCACTCCAAAAATCACTCATTATAAATATATAATGAACCTATATAATATATTTATTCATATATATATATATTATAATAAAAAATTACGATTTAATTATCGTTACGTTCCTCCATTTCTTTTAATTTCTTAAGTCTTTCAAGTTGCTTAATATTTAACATTTGTTGCATATTTTTTACTTTTTTAATTTTAAATGTATTTTCATTATTGCGTCGTTCATCCATTAAAAGTTGTTGTTCATCAATTACATTTTGTTCATTTGTTGGCTGAACTGTTTCCGCATTAGTTTCATGTGTAATTTCATTATTTATTTTGACTAAAGTTTTATCATCGTTTCGTAATTCTGCATCGTTTGATAAATTAATTTTTTTTGAAACCATTTGAATTACATCTATATGTGTTTTTTTTATGGTCATTACACAATTTCCTTCTATTGTTGCTAAATTATTATTATTTAAATAAATAAATGTTGTCGGTAATGTTGTTATAGTTTTTGTAATTTTATGCGCATCGCCAAAATATGACTCAATGTCAATATATATAAACATGCATTTTTTGTGTTCCGACGCTAAATCTACAATACACCTTTTTAATTTATTCTGCGGGTCTGTTTGTTTCGTCACATACATTATAGTGACTAATGTATGTGCATTATCATTTAATATTTCGTCTAAATCACTCTCTTTAACACATTTATAAATATTTGTATTCATATAAGATATACATCTATAGGCTATTAATTTTTTTTTATTTTGACGCATGATTTTGTGGAGGTGTCATTAATTTAGACATCATTTCACCAATATTAAAATTCTTTAAATCATCTTCATTGATATTATCAATTCCCATGTCTGCAAATATTTTTTGGCAATCGTTAAGACATTCATCTTGTTCATTAATATTATTGTCATCATTATTTTTATTTTTCATCGCGTCATGCATTTTCATTTGATTTTCAAACATTTTACTCATCATCATGAATGGATCATTTTTACCAAAAACATTATTTCCATCCGCGTCTTTGCATTTAGCTGCAATATTTTTAGTCGTACCCATTAATTTTGTTATGTCCATATTTTGATTTTTTATTTTTGGACCCATTTTTTCAGCGATAGTATTTGCTATCCCCATTATATTCTTAATAGGGTCACCTTCTTTATTTTTATCACTTTTTAATTCATCTGTAATATTAGTTAATAAATCAGTTATCACGTCACTTGTGTCCGCATCAATGTCGTCACCAATTAATTTTTTGATGGTATCAGTTGCTTGTTCAATATCTTCTGCACTGATTTTTTTTAGTTGATCAGATAATTTTTCCATATCAAACATATTACTCATGTTCAAAAAAGATGAAAATCCACCCATTGGATCTTTTGGTTTTTCACCTGGCATCGTTTTTGGTCCAGACATTAATTCGTTCACGCCAAAATTATCATTTGTGTCCGTACCAATTCCTTCATATGGATTAAAATTTATTTTATTTATTAATTCATGTGTTTTTTCTGTTTCTACCGTTTCTCCGACTTCCACTATTTTTGGTGCATTTAATAATAATTTTATAGATTCAACACATTGTTTTTTATTTGGTTCCATTTCAACATTCGTACCCATCTCCATTATGTAAGAACTTGACACATACATTGAATGTAAATGAAACCACAATGCATTTTTTTGCGCATCATTAAGTGTGTCCCAACATTTAGATAAATTTATTCCAGGAAATATATTAAATGCGCTATTCATAACTAAATTGTCATTTTTTGCAACTAAATTATCATAATTTTCATGTGTTATTGAATTATACCGTGCAATAACTTTTCCCATATCTAATTTTTCAAAAACGTTTATAAATTTATGAACTCCATCATAATCCGGACAATATGTTCCTAGATTGACAACAAATGATTTTAATGAACCGATAAAGTTATTGTAATATTGCTCCATCTATAATAATTATAATTATAATTGAAAATTTATAAAAAAGTTATACGCACTCAAATATTTATATACTAAAATTATTCATTACATAACGATTATGTATTTTGTGGTGGTTGTTTTATTAAAAAATATTTTTGAGATAAATTACATAAACATTGCATATATTGTATCACCAATTGCTTATTTTCGTTGCTTAATTCTCCCCATATATCCTTAAATTCAAACACGCGTTGTTCATTTTCTTCATCAGCCGCAGTAAGATCATCATAATTATTATTTAAAAAAAAATTCTCATCACCTTCATCAATTTTTGATTTATGTATTAATACGTGCAAAATAAATGTTTCGATTAATTTTTTTTTTTGTGTACTTATCACAAATTTTAAGTTTGATAAATTTTTTGCAATAATTGATTTAGGAACAATTTTTGAGAGTTGCGTTGCTAATTCAATAGAAGTTTTATTAAAATCTTTGACCAAAATTCTAGATTCTGGCGTTGATGTAGATTTGTTTAGCATTATTTATTAATAATATTATACATATGTTTATATTATTTCACACGCAATAACAACGATGACATTATTTTTAGTTATTCGTAATATTTATAGCATCATTATACGTGCACTTATAAATAAATTAATTATTTTGTTCGTTTAATTTGCGTTGTTCTGCAATTATCACGTTCCTTAATTGTTCTTTTTTCATGAATAACGAATGTTCATTATTTTGTTTATCTAATGATAAATTATATTCAGCAATTCTACGTTTTTGTTCATCTTCTTTCATGCCATCTTTTTCTTCAGGTGCAGTAAAAATTATGTTTGACTGATCATCACCACAACTCGAAAAAGCATGAGGTTGTGCCATATCAATATTTGTAAATGCAAACGAATCTGACACTCCACTCATTTCTGAGCTCGTATATCCACATGGTCCAGATAATTGTGCTTGCTTTGCCATGTTCATTAATATCATTTTTCTATTGTTGTCAGCAATTTGACTTTGTTTTATATATTTGACAGATTCTAACCACTCAAATGCTTTATTTTTTACGAGCGCTTCTGGCAATCCTTTAATAATTAACGTCGGCACAGCAGTTATGTGTGGCGGTAAATTATCTAAATTATCATCAACGCAATAAGATTTAAATTTATTCAATACCCCTATATTCTTCATCAATAATATTAAATTTTGTGATGATTGACATTCTCTGCTATAAAATAAAATATTCATAAATATATACATTTAGCATATTAAAAAACATTATAGACTTAAACTTATATCAAATTATATTCATTTTATGAAAATATGCAAAAAATTGATTAATATACAATATTTAAAAGATTAAAACTATTATTATATAACCATAACACAATTATACAATGCCAATTGATATATCCGTAAAAGAATCATCATACGAACCTAATAATGGTATATTGGGTTCTAAATTATCTTTATTGTATAGTGGAAACGATATTAATCATAAAATGGTAAACACGTTAAGAAGAGTTACATTTAATGACATTCCTACGTATGCATTTCCGCCTGAATTAATTACGATGACCAAAAATACAAGCGTGTTTAATAATGATTACATGAGAAACCATCTATCATCATTGCCCATACTCGACATTCCATCTAGTGAAAATGACCTTTTTTATCTCCATCCAAAATATTGGAATAACGTTGATTATTCAGACGGAGAAAGAATCACGCACGAAAACGAAATTATTATTGATATGTACATTAATTCAACCAACAATACACAACATATTATGAATGTCACAACAAACGACGCAACAATCATTAAAAATGATATTAAAATATCAATGTATGATACAGAACATCCACCGCTGTTAATTCAACTTAAACCAGGACAATCATTTAATTGCCACATGCGCAGCTCATTAAGTATCGGTGAAAATTCTGATATATGGGCTGCATCATCTAATTCATATTATGACATTGATGATGATACAAGTCAAATACTTGCATCATATGAAACCAAAGGTCAACTTCACGAATATGAATTTTTAATCAAAGCTTGTGATTATGTATGTTATAAGCTTGAAGAACTTCGGTCTAATTTAAATGAAAAAGTAATTTCTGGACAAATTAATAAAAATAATAACATAATCATGATTTATTTAGTCGACGAAGATCACACCATGGGTGAATTAATCAATGACACAATACAAGATTTATCAACAGTTGAATATTCTGGATTTTCTAAACCAGATAATTTAGTGAGATTAGGTCTAATAAAAGTAAAGTGTGTAGATATACATAGTCCAATAGACGCATTTAACGAGGCATCATCTATCTTAACTAAAAAATTTAAACACATAAAACAAGAATTTATAAAACTGCACACAAAAGATAAAAAAGATACAAAAGATAAAAAAACGAAAAAAACAAAATAAAAAATTATTTTATTTGGCAATTAAATTTACATTAAATTTATTTGTGCTAACAAATGAATACATTTAGTATCAATAAAATTATTTATATCATGGTTATTTATTTTTAGCGATAGCGTATCGTTATACAATGATATTAAAAAATCAACATCTATCGATTTTAATAAATAATATATGTCGTGAACCGTTATTGATTTTGTATTTCCACCGAAATTATCATCATTTTGTTTATTTGTGATATATAAATTATGTATATCAAGTATAATTTTTTTATACGAATCGGTTAATTTTTCATGAATTATCGTATTTTTTTTATTTCGCGTGCCGTGATATATATTTAATATATTATTTGATAACGTTCTAAATGATGTATTCACGCGGAATATAATATCGTTACTAAATTGCGTGTAATGGGTTAAAAATAACGTTAATTCATTTTTTTGATATAGTTCAATATAAAATTGATTGATATTTGACATGAATTTTTTAGATGACGTTATTTTTAATAGCTTTTCATAAATCGGATCATATAATTTATACATATGTTCCTTTTCATCTTTATGTTTATATATTGCTAATATTCCTATTTGTCCGCATGATATATTTAAACATTCGACGAACATACATAATTCGTCAAAACATGAAAAAAATATTTGGTTACATGACATATTAATCTGCATAGGTTTTGCATCAACATATTCAATTATGTTGCGCTCACTAAAACAATAATAATCACTATCAATAATTTTATCATCGCGTTGCAATTGTTTACGCTCAATTTTTGAATCATATAGCGGAAAAAATTTAAATAAAGTCCATGTGTATTTTTTTATATCGGTTTCTAATAAATTTGGTATGTTTTTAGTTTCGTAAAAAATCATAGATAATATAAATTATATTTTAAAACTAAACATAATTTAAATGATTTTATTAAGCGGAATTAGAAATATATTTTTATTCTATTCATATATTATAATTCTTAGATAGAGAATGTATATTGACAAAATAGATGAACTTTTAGACAAAACAATTGATGACTACTATGAAACTTTAATGAACAACCAAAAAATACAATCAATTTTTGGAGATATAAACTTTGTGCGCCACCAAAAAGAAATTAATAACATTTTTGATTTGCACATGAATTCCATCAATATGGAAGAAATACGAAATATTATCAAAAATAATGATAACGTTGATATGGTAATACAAATTATAAAAAGATATATTGCATATTACACGTTTTTGATGATTGCTTTTTTTTATAAGCATGACAAAAAAACATTTATCAATAACATTGTAGAATTTTCTAAAAATCAAGGTTTATATACGTACAAAATATCAAATTTTTTTAATAGCGGCAATAATGCAAAAATAATAGAATTTTATCAAATGATTCGAGACATTTTAATTATTATCAATGTGATTAATAAAGAAAATTCTGACAAATCAACATTAAATAATCTTAAAGCTAAAAAAAATATGAAAAGCGCCTTCGATTTTATTGATTCATTAGGTAAAGATTACGTTAAACAAGTATTTAGCGCATCATCATACGATACACCAAAAGAACAAGCACATAATATAATTAAGACGTTAATTATCTTGGAAATATACAAAAAAATAGATAAACAAGAAATTTATAGATTAATTGAACTAGTTGAGCAAGAAAAAGGAGAATATATATTTATCGACATCGTTGTTCCAAAAAAACAAAATGTTGATTACTCCACAATTGAAGATATCTTATCAAGTGAAGAAATTGAAAGCGGATATGCACATGAATTATGGAATTATATAATTGAACAAGACCAGATAAAACACTTTGATAATGTAGACGCAAAAATTCTAAAACTAATAAATTCTAAATTGATGATACCTATAACGCAAGAATTTTTACTTTATCATCACAGCAGTGAAAAATATGAACAACATAACAGTAGCAACAAAAAACAAGACACAAAAATTAAATATATTATCAATAAAATAGATTTGGCATCCGAACTTTTTAGCCCACAAAAGGACCCCACTAATATATTAAAAATTAAAAAATCATTTAGTCCATTATTAAATGAAAAACGGGCCGTTACTATTAATGATGGAGAAGATCAACGCATTATCGCAAAAAATTTAAATTTTAGTCAACAAAGTTCGACAAATTTTGATTATCATCTCGATTTATTATCACACCGGACAAATCCATACGTTAATTTTAAAGATTTTAAAAATTATGGATTCTCTATTACATTTAATAAATCAACCGATTGTATTCGTTCCATTGTTTTTGATAAAACTGGTGAATTTAAACAAAATCATAATAATGTCGTGCAAATGAGATCAGGACCGCGAAATATTCATACGGATATTGTCGGCTTTCTAATGCCATCAAATATTTCTTCAATCGAATGCACTAAAATAAAAAAATTGACCGACATTAGAAACATAACCAATAATAAAAATGGATATGCACTCATGAAACAATTATTAATTGACACCAAATTACAAAATGTAAAACACGGTTCGTCAGTATTTTGGTTGTTCGATTTAAATAAAGACAACGTTAAAATTAAATCATATGACCAAACAAATAAACTCACTGAACGAGACCAAATAAAGCACATGGTTGGTCAATTATACGACGATATACAATTTTATGCATTTAACGCAATAAAATATGACATGCAAAAATTGCAAAAAAATTTAACGCTCGATGACATCAAAAAAATTATAGAACATTATCAGATTAAATATATTGACATCCAAAATAATGATGAATATATGGACGAACTTGAAAATTTATCGTATGAATTAATGATAAAATCTGAATCTAAATATGACGAAAATGATGACATATTTTTTGGTTTATCTGGTGACATAATTAAATTGCCATCTATTATTTCACACGATAGGTCTAAAATAGAATCAGTAAAAATCGAAGTCGCCAAATATGAACATCATATACACCAGGAAGTCATTAACACGCATTCAGCCATATGTCAACATCACATTGAATGGAATAATTTAGCACAAATAAGAAAAAAAGATCCAAATAAACATGCAGATGGTATATATAAATTTATGTCTAATTATGTCATTGAAAATGCAGAACAAGAATATGTATGTAAAAGTTGTGGCACATATGTAAACATAAATAAATATATCTCAGACGGTAAATTTGATAGTGCTACCGGTCAATTTATTACGTACAGTATACCAATTTTTACACCACTTGAAGAAATGGCTGAATATTTAAAATATAATTTAGCCATCAGGGGAATCGATAAAATAATCGATAGATTTGCATCAATTATTAATATTCCTTTTTTAATCGGAACAGTGAGAGACATTAAACAAAACAGAAAGCCAATAATAAAAAATGTTATCGACTTAATTTTATTGAATAATTCGTTCCTTAGAAAAAATATTACCAAAAGAAATCCCGAGGCAATAAAATTATACGGCATAAATGAAAAATTAACGAGTATTTTTAGTTTTCATTTAGACAACGCTATTTTTGTATATTCGAGTAAAGAAAAAGATTTATATAAAATACCAAAATATAATAACGTCATGACATATATTTATATTATGATTACACTTGAGCTTAATGTTGATAATATTTTATCGCTGTCAAAAAATAAAAAAAATTCATGCAGCTACGAAATTTTTGCTAAATATGGAAAAAATTTATTTGACGGTCTTAAAATAAGAAAAAATACAGACGGTGACTTAGTCCATATAAATAAATATCCATCATTTTGTTATGTTATTTTTATTATGTCATGTATGAGTTCACTTTATAACATGTGGCTATATGCTGATAATGTCAGTCCTCAAGCCAGAAAAAAAAATCACCTCACAGTACAAAAAATAATTATTCATTCATTTGTCGACATACTCAACAGCCTCCTTGAAAATAGCACACTTCATTCATCAAATAAAATATACAAAATATTTTCCACAAAATTTTATGATAAACTTTCATCTGTATATTCTGACCCAACCATTATTAAACGTCTTGATGAATCCATTGAACAAATTGAAGATATGCAAAAGTCATCGAGTGACACTAAAATCAAATCTATTAAACCTACGGGAACATATGAAAAAATGTTACTAGATGAATCAATATATCGTGATAATCCGCCTGCGACATATTTTGCACCATTACGTGTTGACGACACAATTAAAATTAAAACGATGAACAACGTGACAAACTGCAAAAACGGAAATTTTCATAGGTGGGTACCAAAAAATAATTCATATATGTGTAAAATTTGTGACTCTGATATTTATGACACACATTACGACCCAAAACTGACAGAAGATATTTATAAAAATTACAAATATATTAAACTTCAAAAATTGGCAAACACGTTTTGTGAAAATGGAAAAATGCATAAAATTATCTGTAAAAATAGTAATGCGTCAATATGTGATAAATGCAACGAAACAAATAATGCAAATAAATCATTCACACACGATGAACTTGATTTTTTTAACTCAAAAATAATAAAATTGCACAATAAACAAAATAAAATGGACATAAATAAAAATAATTCTATACAAAATGCAGAAAAAAAAGAATCTGAATATGTATTATCAGTAATAGAAAAATTAACATCACAATATTCAACAAATAATGAACAAAAATTTAAATTTATTGTCGATTTTATTCATACCGTTCAGTCGGTCGTTGGTTCATCAATTTCTATAGGTAATGATAACGTTGACCTGCTTAACAATATTTATATTATTAAATACGACCACATGGGAAACGCCATCGATAAAATTGAACTGTCCGAAAGTGATAATAAAGTCACGCTTAAAAAAAATCATCCCATATTTAACACAGACGTATTAATGTATATCGACACCAGAACCACAAAAGTTGAGGTATATTACGATGCAATTACAAACACATTGCTAGGATATAAAGAACAAAATTCAAAACTTGTGCACAATAATGATGCGAATATTAAATTGACCGTAAAATATTCCATTTTAAATAAACTAAAATATTTGGGACATAATGAAATTTATGTCAAACTATCAGATAAACTAAATAACAAAAATAATGACAACCAAAGTCAAAGTCAAAGCCAAAGCGATAGCTACAATGATGATACATATGATGACTTTACGCGCATAGTTAATGATATCATGATACATAGAAACAAAAATTTAAAGAAAGTTATGTATAATTTTAAACGGTCAATTAATCGAATTAAATATAATTTTGCCGATGCAAACGATACCAATAGCAATATTAATAATGACGATAACTACACTAACACAAACGATACACTAACACAAATTACCGAAATATATAAACAAAAAATATCAAAAATTAAATTATATGATGCAAACAACACACATAAAATTTTTAAACATTGGAAAGCAATTAATTTAGGAGTTAATCCTAAACTGTTGCATAAAAATACAATGAATGTACATGATGATACTAAAATTTTATATGCAGACACATTAAACCAACACGACGTTAATAATAATTTAATTTTATTTTACATCACATACAACATGAAAAAATTAATTGAATATAATGATAATAAATTTATCAAAATGAATATTATTACATTTTTAATTGAATTTATTAATGCAACATTCGATATGTTTAATGTTGAATATATGCATAATAATATCGAAATTAAACGATTTAAATATATTATTGAAGGTGATGGATTTATTCATGATGATGAACAGAAAGGTTATGGACTTGATATGTATGGTAATGATGATGATGTTGAAATATCTGACGAGCAACAAAATAATATTGATGATATTAATGAAGAAATGGACGCCATGGATGTTGACATAGATGATCTAGATTCTGCAAATGAACATTTTATGGAACGTCAATAATAATTATTTGTTGTTATTATTTTTTTTATTATTTATTTTATGTGATAAATAATATTATGACATTTTGTGTGAACATTTTGATTTTATGCATTTTAATATACATTTTATATATTTCCTTTAAAAAATTCAATATAAAAAATATGTATGAAAATTTTAAATCGACAACTTACGACACGTCATCAGATGAATCACAAAATAAATGCACATCGCCAAGTGAATATATTAATAATTTTATGAATTCAATAAAAAAAAAAAGAACAAAAAATAAAAAAAATAAAAATAAAATTAAAAAAAATGACGATAATATGTATTTTTTTAGACAAGAACAATTTAACAATAATTATAGAGATACATTAACAGCATTTAATAATATAGCACCTGACCAAAAACCTATTTTTAATATTGCCAACTTACCTGTTTCCACATCTAATTTACAAAATGATGACCCAGTTGTAACAAAGTTAGTAGGTGATTTTATCAAACAACTCAATTACAATGTTAAAACTCAAGTGACTGATAGATTAAATGAAAATAGCGGATGGGATGAAAAAATGCAAGGACCTAATGAAAAATCAGGATGGGAAATTGCGCAAACACAACTCGGATTACCGTCATCAATATATGAAAATCCCGCAAAAAAATGTTCAGTTAAAATTATTGAAATAAAAGGAGTTCAAAAAGAAACCACGGAAGGTGAAACGCGATATAGAATTAATGTTATCCTCAAAAAAAAGAACACTAATGATAAAATGGCAATTCGCCTTCATTTTATTACGTCAAATGATGATGACGAATGTGGCAAACGTTATATTAATGATGGTGTGATAAATCAAAATGCAAACGTCAATAAGTCAAATAATGTTGTCGTTATTGAAGAAATTGCCATACTCGGATTCTTTATTTTTGAATCTGAACCAAACCTTTCACAACATTCAAATAAAGTTCAAACACCTAATGATGATTTTTTTAACTTTGATGACTTGAATAATAATGACATAACCGACCAAAAATTTATTATGAAAGAATTAAAAGATACGTATAAACGCAGAATTGAAGAAGCTGGTGGTTTTAACGCAGCTCTCGACACTGAGGGACGTAATTTTAATAATACATTGATGAACTACAAACAATAAAATTATTTATATATTAAAATAAAAATCCGCAAATATATTTATATACGTATATATATATATATATGACAATATTATGGCAGAAGAATTAGGACTCTACGATAATGATGATATAATAAATGTTACTAAATTACACATGATGACACGCACACAAAATACTGACAAATGGGAAGAAGACGGAAAAATAAAAACAATTAAATACACAAATGCGTGTTTTTATATTTCTATTTTGCAGTTTATGAATTAATATGAACACAGTCTACAACAAGAATCTGTATCAACATTAAAATCTATGTGCGAAGGCAGTGAAATTATGAAACAAACAAAAAATGAAATGGTGAACCTAACGACTAATCCTGCAATTGCTTACAATATAACGTATAATTTAAATGTGGGGTTTTTCAGAAGTAATATATACAAAGTTTAGGGGTGATCTTTATGACGGAACTAGCAACAACCCGATGTTTGGTGAACCTCATGACATGACACTTAACGGTACAAATACTGCGCTAAAAAGTACTTTTAAATTTAATCCTGGGCAAATTCACAGTATGATACACGCTGTTGGACCAGATGGTAGTGGAGGCATGGCTAAAGATGATTTCGACAAAAAAATGGCTAC